CAAATGCTGGAATTAAAGAATTAAAAGCGGTCCTTGCAAGACCAGCAGCAAGTCCAGCTACAACAGGAATTAAAAATGGATTAATTATTCCAGCAGCCATTAAAGATTTTGTTACTGCAGCAGCTACACCTTGAGAAATTAAGGCGCCTATTACTTCCCTAACCATCCCTTTAACATTATCAGCATATTCCTGAAATGAATCTGCTCCCTGAGCTAATTCATCCCCCATTCTTTCCACTACTGCAGCAAGCCCCTCTTCTAATGATTTTATATCAGTTCCAACAAAAGCAGCTATTTCATCTCCTAACATACCTAAAGCTCCTCTATACTTATCCATTGGATCTGTATTAAACAAATTCTCTGGCATTTCTAAATGATCTAATCTATGTGAAAGTAAATTTAGTTCTTCAAAACTATCATGAGTTGCTAATGAAAGAGCTTTCATTTCTTCTTTAAGACCTTTTGTTGTTGTTGTTGTTGTTGTTGTTGTTGTTTCTACTTTCTTTTGAGAATTGCTTAATTTTTCGTTTGCAACAACTATGTTTGTAATTTCGTTAATTTGCCTATTTAACTCAGCTATTTCTGCTTTGACTTTATTTTTACCTTCTGTTGTTAAAGTCACTTGCGGATATACCTTCTTTATCTGTTTTTGATGGACTTGCTGCTTTGACTTTATTTCTAACTTTTTTGCTTGTAACTCCACTAATTTCTGTTTAGCCGCCTCCGCAAGCGCTTGTTGTTTTATTGAGCCTATGTAGTCTTTAGTTGCATTATCTAAAGCAATTACATCTAATTTTGCAGCCTTTAATTTACCATAATATTCTGGAGCTAGTTTTTTTAATTTATTTAGGGCTATTTCTTTGTCCTCAAGAGTTGAGTTTTCATCTTTCAGAATTTCTGTTAATATATCAACTTCCGTTTGTTGATTTAAAATAGCTTTATTAGCTGCAAGCGTAACATCATTAATTGCGCCTTGAGCAATTGCAGCTTTTTCAGCTTCTTCTGACCAGTCAAACAAAGAAACCACAACAGCCCCTATAGCAGCCGCCAAAGTAAAATAAGGATTTGCAACAATAAACGTCATTAAACCTTTTAAAAGGGGAATTAAAGCTCCAATTCCAATAGCCAGTTTACCTATAATTATAAGAACTGGTCCTACTGCAGCTAATATTAATCCCCATTTAACAATGTTGTCTTTTTGTGATTCTGTTAAACCATCAAATTTACTTATTAAAGTTTTAAGATAATCAACAAATTTTGTTACATAAGGCATTAATCTTTGACCTAATTCTTCAGCTATATCTCCAAGTTGATTACCTATCTGAATTAAAGGACCTGCTCCAACTTTAGCAGCGGCTTCAGCTTGACCTTCAAACTTTTCTGTTAATTGATTTACCGCTGTTTCTAATCTTTCACTTGATCCAACAGCTCCAGTTATTTCAATTCCGTATCTTGATAAAGCATTAGTTGAACTTCCCATTGACTTTGCTACAAGATCAGCAGCTGTAACTAAATCCATTCCTTTTGCAGTTGCAAAATCTTGTATTAAAGGAATAAGTTTTACAACCTCCTCTTCTGTTAATCCCATCATAGCTAGCATTGATTGAGCTGCTATAGTAGCTTCATCTCCAAATAAAGTTGTTTTTTGAAGTTCTTTTGCTTGTTCAATTAATCTTTGTTGAATATCCTCCCTTCCCTTCAATGAGGTGAGAAGTTTTTGTTCGGCCTTTGCTTGTTCATCAAAAGCTTTAATAGATGCAGCTCCTAAAGCTAAAATAGGAAGAGTTAAATTTCTGGATAAATTTTGTCCAGCCTTAGTTACATTTTTTCCAAACTTCTTTAAGTTCTTTTGAGCCTTTTTCATTGCTCTTTCAAATCCACTTAAATCAGCTCCAAATTTAAAATTTAAAAAACCTATTGCTTTACTTGCCATGTTCTATTCTTTTTTTATATAACTCTGCTTTATTTTTCAAATCTTCAAAATCTATTTTGTTTTCCTCTTTTTCCCAATCAAACTGAATTAAATCAGTTGGTTTGATACTTTTATTTTTAGGAAGCTGAATGTTTAATAATAAACAGGTGCTCCATCTTGTACGTTCCCAATCACTCCTCTGCCTTAAATTTTCTAAAGCATAAAAGCCATCCATTTTATTCCAGAACTCTCTTGGTAACATATCATAAAAATCTTCAACATTCATTCCTAACTGCCCGAATGCTATCTGTTCCATTTTTGGCCAAGTTAGCTCTTCTTCACTCTCTTGGCCTTTGGCTTTTTTTCGTTACCATCTCCCATTGCTCTTGCAAGTATCTCAAAAGCTTTTTCCATACAATCCATGTTTCCATCAAACATATCTGTTATATCATCTAAGGAATAAGTAAAAGGTTGTTTTGTTGCTCTGTAACCATCCTCTATTCCACAATAAATTAAACTAAAAGCATCATTAAAAGTTAATTGTCCTGAGGCTAATTTGTTTAAATCATTCATTGTTGCTCCAGTCATTAAACTGTATTTTCTAAGAGCGTTAAATCCAAAACGTACTGCCAATTTGTGTTCTCCAATTTCTAAAATTTCATATTTCATTTTTCTAAGTTTTTCCTTTTCTGATATTAAAAGAAACCTACCCCCCCACTCAGAAAAGAAAACGGAAGGGCAGGCTCTAAACTAATTACTATGAAGAAATAGTTTGAACTAAAGATCCAGAACCTTGGAAGGAAACTGCAAATGTTGCAGAATCTTCATTCGGTGCACTAAGACTAGCTGAAGTTAACCATGCAGTTCCAACATATTTAGTATCATTTGTTGCTCCTCCATTTGCTCCAAAAGTCAATTCAAAACTTGTTCTTGTGTGAATATAAGATGTAAAAATATCACTTAAAGTTTTGTTTGAAATTGCACTTCCTGCAGGATCTACCCATGCGTAAAGAGCATCACATGAAACATCCCAGTTTCTATAACCTTCCATTGCAGTTTCCCAACCGCCATCTTCTTTATTACTTGTAGAACGTGGGCTATGGTTTATATTTAGAGTTGCACTTGTAGAGTATGCGATTAAAACTCCTCCAATATAAACGCCAAGATCCGTTCCGTTTAATTGTCCGTTTGCCATTTTTTTTATTTTATAATATTAATATTTATTTTATTTTTGCTCTTCTTGAGCTTTTTTTGTTTTCTTAGTCTTATTTTCTTTTTTCTTTTCTTCTGTACCATAACCATTATCATCTAACCATTTAGCATAAGTATCAGTTACATCCATTGTTTGACCAGGTTGCAAAGTTTTATGATCATTCACTATTAACGCTTTTTTTAATGTATATTTCATTTCTTTATTCGTTTGTATCAATCCATCCATTATCTGGATTGTTGATTGTTTCTATTATTTCAGAATGAGAATATATTTTATCCCCACTTAAAAAATCTGGNACNTCTCCAATAAATTTAATTATTGTTTTAGTTCCATCTAAATTATATCTTAANGTTGCTGNTGATGTTTCAATTACCTTTTGAAAATCAATTGAATCAACATAACTTTTTTCTATTATAACATACTTTTTTTCCATATCTTTATTCTGGAACATCAGCTTGAAAATCTGTTGATGTCATGTTAGTCATTGTTCCATCATTATTTCCTGTTTCATCCACAATAGTTGGATAAGTTGCAATTGGATCTCCAACTATCCCTCCATCTCCCATTTTCCAGTAGCCTTTTAAATTATCTAAAGGTTGAGGATTAAATGGTAGTCCATCATTGTATAAATTTGATATTTCTGTTCCTGATAATTCTTTATTAAATAAAGTAACTTCATCAATACTTCCCTTCCAAAAAGCTCCTCCATCACTATTACTTCCAATTGAAGAACTTGCAAAACTTCCTGTAATTGCAGTAAGTCCAGTTGCTGTTCCAACTTCTGTTCCATCTAAATATAATCTAACTCTATCTGCACTTGTGTCCCAAGTTCCAGCTAAATGATGCCAATTTCCATCATTCTCAATTGTTGTTGCATAGGTTGCTGTTGCATTACTTCCACTCCCTCTATATTTGAAATTCAATTCATTTGTTCCAGCGTTATAAATTAAAGCAATATTACTGTCTGAATCTACTCTAACTTGAAAAACATTTCCAGAAGATGTTATTGTTTCTAATTTTACCCAAGATGAAATTGATCCTGTTGTTTTAACTGAACTCATTCCAGTAACTCCCATTGAAACAAAATCATCCACTCCATCAAAATGAGTAGAGTAAATATTGTTGAATGAATTTATAATTCTAATATTAAAGTTTAATGATTTTCTATAAATACCATCACTTCCACTCATATCATCAAATACATCATCATATCCATCAAAATTAATTGCTTGGATATTTACAGCGTTATACACTCCATTTACTCTATCTAAAGCTGTTCTTATATAATTTGCAAGTTTAGAAGCTTCTGCATAAGTTTTACAATAAGCTGAAACCATAACAGTTGCTGTATCTAATAAAGCAACAGAATCTTTTTGCCCTTCTGGATCATCTGAAGTTACATCATAAATAATAAAAGGAAATGGAGATGTTTGTTTCATTACATTAGGAGCAATCCTTGTTCCCACCATTGACTCAACTGCAATGTTATCATGTAAAATTTTATATATTGCTTTTCCTATATCCATTTTAATATGCGAATCTTCCCCATTTTTTCATTCTTCTTTCATCAGCAGCAACTGCCTTTAAAAATATTTTTTCTGCATCAGTAAATCCATTTTTCAAAACTACTCCACTTGTTTGGCTAAATGCTCTTGCCATAAATGGATTTTTTTTAGACATTGATCCATCTCTGTTTCTATGTCCATATTCAACCCATGCTCCGTAATATCCCCCTTTATTTTTTTTGAATTTTCCTTTTACTCTTGGTCCAATATATGCTCCATGAATATCTTTTTGTTTTGAAGCTCTTGTTCTATAAAACTGTATTGACTTTTTTAAGGTACCTCTTGCAATTGTTTGACTTTTATCTGGAGGATATGAAACTCCAACTCTTCCAGTTGATCCTGGATCTAATAATGGAGCGTTTGCCTGTGCAGCTTTTAACATTGGAACAGTAACTTTTTTCCAAAACCTTCCCCATACTAAGTCTTTATTGACTCTTTTTGGGAGTCCATTAAACATTTGTCCAATCTCTTTTAATCCTTGAGCTTCAACAGTTACTCCCATTAGTTATTATCTTTTAATTTTGTTTCTATTTCTAAAAATTGTTCTCTTCCATCTATTTGTTTAATCCCATGTATTATGTAAGTTTTAGAATCATAAACTATTCTATAAGTTCCCAAAATTTCAACTCCTAAATTTCTTACATAAAAAACTAAATCTGTTCCTTGTACATTTTCTTGAGATTCTTCTTTTCTTCTGCTTGCTTTCCAATCTGCATGAGCCCATAAAGTATAAACTGTTGCATACACTTTTGTTTCTGCTCCATATCTATCTGTTGTGTAAGTTGGAGATTTTACTTCTATTCTTCTATCAAGTTGTCCTATACTTAACATACTTGTATTTTATACTGATCTAATAAGTATTGACTTGATAAAGGAAGTTCAGTTGCTGTTCTTCCTGTTATAACTGT